TTATAAAGATAAAGAAACAGAAAAGAGTAAAGCAAATTCCCCCCTTATCCCCCCACCCTCAAGTGAGAAAGCCTGTCAGAAAAGAAAAGAAACTACTGCTCACCGATAATCTGCAAGCAGGGTGTTTCTCCTCGTTTCTTACGGGTATGGAGTTTTGGTTCTCCAAAGCCGAGTTCTTGGATCATGTGGTACGCATTCACACCCATCCTCACTTGCTATAACGGGTAAGCCCCGCCGAGTGGTGAAGCACTACAGCGGGGCTTTCGTTTGTTTGAGGAAAGTCTTTTTTGAATGCTTCACCATTCAGTTTTCCCAACTTATCAAAAATGATAATTCCGTCAACTACTTTTTTTAAAAACCATCCGGATCGGGAGTGGAACCCCCATATCCCCAATCTTCTTCCATTGCCGCTTCTTCCGTATCTCCCTTTGAATGGATCAAGCGATTCTCGAAATCCCGAATCTCCAGAATGTCCAAGGATTCAGCTTCTTCTTCAAAATTAAATTCAAGTCCTGCCCTTCGGAGCATTTGCACGGCATAGGTAAAAGAATCAGCCAAATCGGGTGATTTCTTCAACCGCTGTTTCATGTCGAGCTTTTTCTCAACAGAAACCTTTCTGCCTTTGTGGGAGTAAAGCCTAGAGCAAAGTTCGTTCACTACTTGAGAATGCCTTTCAACGTCTATACCAACCAAAGAACGAGTTGACATTGCGGTATGGACAGCAAACCAATATTCCGTAACCAAACGATCATATGCCTCTTTGCAAGTGCGTTGGTCAAGGTTGCTGATCTTTCGTTCTGTCGGCATACCCATAGAAGAAATGGGGAAGACAAACATGGCTTCTGGATTGAATTTGCTCCATTCAATGATGATTGCCCTCATCATTTTGCCGCCATCACCAGATATATCCAAACCAAAGTCTCTTGGATGGACTCCATATTCCAAGCAATCTTTAACTACTTGCATCGCAATGCTTTCTTCAAAAACTTCCCCCACAGAACTATTGTATTCTCTAGTTCCAAGGTAATAGCCAAGGCTTCTGCCAGTATCGTTTGGCCCAAAACGGCAAAATGTAGCCGCACATCTATCACCTCCTGCGGTAAATGCAGGGTCAAAACCACAAACAACCTTTGTTTTGCCACTCCAAACTGGTTCCCAGCCAATATCACACCCTTGGATGAACTGTTTTGAGAAGATTGTGAGTTCTACAGAAGAATCAGGCCACCATCCGTAAACATTTCGCCAGTATTCTAGGGCATTCTTATTGCCATAGCATATTTTTAATGTGGCCTCCATTTTTTTGTAAGTCAAAAAGTTCTTAAAAGGAGGTATTTCTGCGTTTGGAGCTTGAAGATTTGGGCTATCTTCACCAGAAAGATGAAGCGCAACGCCTGTTCTGGTATTCCACCTTTTGGTGTATCTATTTACGGAATTCCAACCCATAGGATCATCTGGTTCGCACAACTCCGTATGGGGATTGTTGGCGGTATTGGATGGGTTTGCCATTCCTCCAAACAAAACATCATCATTTCCTGCGGTAAAATTTGATCTGACATTAAGGCAATACAAATCCATTTCAGCCAATTCATCCAAAAAAACCCTTACTCGTTCATTTTTTCTACCACGCATATTATCAACTGCTTTTTGACCTTCCCCTCCTTTTGGAAAAGCAACTGCTTTAATTGCATTTGTGTAGTCTCTTTCTGAATCTTTTGTGTCAATAGACTCAAAAACAATCATCCTGCGATACTCTACAAGATTGCCAATAGATGCATCTTTTCCGTATTTAGCACGTAGATTACGCATGGCAATGCGGTAAAGGGTGCAAACCTTACCCCACAATCGGTCTTCGGACGCATCCAAAGAGGTAGATGCTACATATGTTGAAGTGAAATCAGGGGCGCAAAGCCAATCAATGATGATACAAGCCGCAACAGAAAAGGTTTTACCGCTAGATGCACAACCAGCAATGCCCCAATCGTTCTCATTGCAGAACAAATCTATAATGTCCAAAGCGTAATTGTTTGCGATCCCTTGGGAATGGAGCAAAACATCATTGCCGTAAATCAACTGGAAGCAATTAACCATGTGTTGTGCAGGGTTAAGCAATCCGCATTCATCCAACTTGATCCCCATCTTGATTCGCTCACGCCTTCCAAACTCTCCACGGGTTAATCTATATGCAATTAACTCCCTGACAAATTGGTGCTGGTTTTTGAAGAAGGGGATTCCGTAATCCGTATCTTGTGGAACATCCAAACAAAGGTTTTTATAATTCATGCACAATTACTATTGACTTATTTTATAAATTAATACAAGCATTTGAACTGCATGAGACTCAAAGATAAAAACGGATCAATCCCCGGAGGACTCTGGTATCAATATAACGACGATCAAGGTAATACTTATCGTGTCAATGGAATGGATCTTCCTTTTGGTAAATCATTTTCACGAAAGGTTTTTAGCGACATGATGGTAAACAATGTTTCCGTTCCTGATAATTTAGATTACTTGATTGAACAACAAATCTGTAATAGGATTGGAAGCCAATATTGTTGGCAGGAAGCTGGAGACAAAGTTGCAAATGTAATTCATACCTTTGCAAATTTGGGAGATCGTGTAGCGGCAAGCCTTGGGGTTAAATCAAACCTTGAGAAAGCGGCAAAAGGATGCACAGCCTGTCAAAAGCGCAGACAAGCAATGAACCAAGCACTCGGATAAAATGGCTAAAACCAAAAAAATTGTAAATCGTGAAGGTGTTTCCTCTTGGGGATTTAACACAATCAATTCTAATGGCGTTGCACCAACAAGCCGTGTTCAAACCGCCAATGATGCATTTACAATTTGCTGGAACTTGCGACTAGATAACGCTGGTCGTGAACGCAAGTGGGGTCGTATTTACAAGTGCTACAAAGGGTTCCCACCTACCGATTATAGTCAAGTAGCCTCTCGTCAGCTTTCTGGAATGAGCAATGTGCCATTCCGACAAATGAAGTTTATTGTTGATAACCAGAAGTCATCTTTTGTTGACATGGTTATGGAACGTAATACTGCCGCCAATATTACTACCAAAATTGGCAACCCTACGGAAAAGAAGCAATGGAGTGACATTATCAGCGTTGGCTTTGATAAAATGCTTCGTTCATGGAATAGCTATAACTACAATGTGGAATTGGATGTGGAAGAAATGACCCTATTTGGAAAGGGCTTTGAAATTGCAGAAGATAGGGACGGTTGGCCCACAAAAAGTTTTCATAACTCCAATGTGCTAATTCCAGATAAAACGTATGCTGATCTCACGAACTTGGGTGAGATTTGCATTAAACGTAGCTACACCCCCCTTGAGTTCTGGCTCAAGATTACTGGTGGGGAGGAAGATTCTGAAAAGGCACAAAAATATGCTACGGATATGGGTTGGAACTTTTGGGCTTGTGTTGATGCCCTTCGGATGTTCACCACAAACTATCGCAACACCTACACCAATACGGAGTGGTTGCGTGACGTATCTAGCGGCAACCTAAACCTATCCCGTCTTTATACTCTCCGTATTGAACTTTATGAACTGTATATCATGGAGTTCAATGGATCTATTTCCAAAATGCTCCTTCTCCAGAACTACGGAGGATTGATTCTTGGGTACAAAGAAAATGGTCGTAAGGATTTGACTGAAGAAGAATACAGGGATCAAACAGGATTCCTATACTATCGCAAAGATTGGGTAGAAAAGGATGGCGATGGATGGAATGACATCATTGCTCCTATGACCGATTCTGCTGGTAGCGGCATCTGGCATGAGATCCAAGGGCTTGCTGAATCTATCTTTATTCAATGCAGGGCTTATGACATCCACATGAACCGCTTTATGGATGCGGTTGATTGGAATACTCGCCTTATGTTTAAAGGTGGTACTGCTGAAGCAACCAAGAAACTTAAACAGATGGAATGGCAACCTTGGATGATTTTGCCGCAAGACGTTGAACCAATTCAAGTAGCGGTTAGTATTCCATTCCAAGAAGTTCTTGCTGGTATTCAGTTTTATCAAGCCGACCTTTATCGTGGCATTGGTGCTTACAATATCGGCATGGCAAACAAGGGCGGCAAACAAAGGACAAAGGGTGAAGCAGAACTTGATGCCGCCGAATCCGCAAAGCTCCAAGGAACCCAAATCCGTAGGTTTAATGATAACCAGACACGTTGGTTGCGAATGCTCTATAAGAGGATGAGCAATACCACAAAGGGTGGTAATGGTTATAAGATGAAAGAACAATTTGTAGAGTTCATGGAACAAAATGGAGTTCCCAAAGAAGCATGGAAGTGGGAGAACATTGAAAACCTAGAAAGCAATATGCTTGCTGGTTCTGGAAGCCCCTCTTATAAGCTGATGGCGGCTCAACAAACCGTTTCACTTACTGGCATGACTCCAGCCAATGAAGGTCAAGCAAACGCAATTGCTGATGCCATTGCCGCACTTAATGGTCGTCAAAACGTCAATCGTTACGTTCAACAAAGCCAAGTCAAGATCCCTGATGAACAGGGTATTATTTCAATGGAGAACATTGGAATGACTGATCCAAAGGGCAACCCTGCAAACTTCCGTGTGTATCCTGATCAAAACCATATAGAGCATTTCAATGGTCACATCCAAGATGCAATGGTTTCGTTGCAGGAAGCGCAACAGGCAATGCAAGCCTCGCCAGTTGCACAAAACGCCATGAATAGCCAGCAAGCGCAATCGTCTGTTGATGATGAGGCGTTTAACCTATTGCGTGATATTTATGCTACCCTCATGCGATTCAAAGGGCCGCATCTTGTTGCTCACCTTGGGTTTATTGAAAGAGATCCAACCAAGAAAGAAATGGCAAAGCAGTATGCGCAACAGATGCAGATGCTTCAACGTGGCGTGGATGAACTTGGTAGCCAAGTTGCACAAATGGCTCAAGCCAAACAGCAAGAGGGCAATCAGGGAATGCAAGATCCAAACACAATCAAGCTACAAGCAATGGTTGCTAAAGAAGCAATCCAAGCAGACAGCTTGAGGAAGAAAGAAGACATCAAACTGGCGGCATTGGCTAATAAGGCTCAACTGCGTGAGGCAACATCAATGGAAAGGGCTTCTACTGATCTTGCTACAAAGAGGGCAAAAGCCGCCAATGAGATCCAGATTCGCAGGGCTAAAGCCGCACAGGATGCAGAGATTTTGCAGAATAAAAACTCTCAAGAAATGCAAATGAATATGTCAGAACCAAGCAACCCGCAACCCACAGAATAAAATGGCAGATAAAAACACGCTAAACCTAGCCGCCGCTATCATAAATGATCGTAGATATAGCGAACTCAAGACTGCAATTTACGAGGATTTGGTAAAGAACGATCATGCTACTGTTGTAGCAGTATTCAAAATGTTGCAGGATTACGCATTGGAAGCTGAAGATAATTCATTCCATTCGGTTGAAAAACCTAGAAAACTTATTGAGAAAATAAGCACACATGATCTTGACCTTGATCCTGATCTTGATGATTCTCTGACCAATGAAGAGATTGCTCTTCGCAAGTAACCACAAACAACCACACAAATATGTCTGAAACCGCTGTTGCAGAAACTACGCAAACTAACGATCTTACTTCAGCTTCCGTAGCTGATAAAGCCGCAAGAGATGCCGCAATTAAACAGGCAGATAGTTTTTTTAAAGGTGACATTAAGGATGCACCGAAAGGAAGTCCTTCAGATCTTTTTAAGAAGTTTGCTGAAAAACTAAATCAAGACTCTTCACAATATCAGGAAAAGATTGATGAAGAAAAGCAAACGAAGCGTGAGGCTGAAGAGAATAGACCAGAACCAGAAATCAAAGCCTCTTCTGTAGAAGACGAGAAAAAGGGTGGTTATATCAAATCCCTCAAGCAAACCAATGAGCAACTCTCAAAAGAAGCGGCTGAACTAAAGGCCCGTGTAGAAAAGATTCCAGATTACGAAAAGGAAATTGAGGATCTTCGTTCCAAAATTGACGATGGAGGAACAAAGAAGGAAATGGAGAAGTTACGCAAGGAACTTGAAGAGGCAGTAAAAGAAAGGCAAGAAAGGGAAACTGCCCTTATGTCGGATCTTGAAAATCTTCGTCAAGCCAATGCTTTGCTGAATCTTCCTGCTGATCCAAACTTCAAAAGGGATTATGATGCTCCGATTCTTAATGGATACAATCAAGTTAAAATGATTGTTGGTGATGATCAGTTTTCCGTTACTGAATTTGAGAAAGCTATTGCCGCTTATGAGGTTTCCCTTCGTAGTGAAGACCCAAGCGAAAAATCAAGACAACGTGAGATTTCCAAAACAACCCTAAATGCCATTTACGAGAATCTTTCTCCAATGGAGCAAGCCAAGTTCCAAAACACGGCTTATGATGTTATGGCAAAAATTGAGGCTAGGAATAATGCCCTTAATGATTGGCAGAATACCAAGGCTAGGATTGATGAGGAAAACACTCGCAAGGCCCATGCTACAAGGTCGCAAGTAGGAAAGCGTTGGCAGGATGCTTTTTCACAAGCCAAACAAATGCTGGATGAAGCAATTAAATATCCAGAAGAGATTGCCAAGATTATTGCATCACAACAAATTGATGATGACACATCGGAAGATGAGATGATTGCTGAAGCGGCATTGCGTGAGAATAGCAATTATGCTCCAGAACAAATCACCCGTGTTCTTCAACAGGGAGCAAAGTTTAAGAAACAAAAGGCTTATACCTTTGCCCTTGAAAAACAAGTTTCTGAATTGAACGAAACCATACGCAAGATGCGTGGGTCTTCTACTGGAGATGGAACTATTGGTTCCTCTTCTGCTGGCAAAGCAACGGAAGTTGAAGAAAGAACTCCTGCGGCTTTGTTTGCTAAATTTAGAAATAAATAAAATTTTCTGTTGACGGATTATTAAAAACACATTAATAGTCCGTTGACAGTATAACTCTGGATTGGTTGGTTTTGATTAGCCGACTGTTCTTGGTGGAAGCGATGAGTCGGATAGCGACCGACATTAAATAATAAGCGGATCGTCAAACTGGAGAATAGTGGGGTGATCAAAACCATCAGCGATGGTTGCCAGATCGCAAACCCTAAACACATAACCGTGTTCTAAAAGGGAGCGATCCTTTTTGGGACATAAACAAAACCCAAAACACTTAATTATATGGCACAGAATGGCATTACGTTCTCCTCATGCCAAGACGTTGATACGCTCTTTCGTGAGGCTAGGACATACTACAATCCCTTCTTCATTAAGAAGATGGCGATTAACTCCATCTACTATGGTCGTCTTGAAACCGAGACTTGGCCTCTGAACACCCTCCCTACCCAAAAGGCATTCCGCTTTGGTCGTGGATGGTATAACCCCGATCAACCTTGGCAGGAAGTCCAGAGTGGTCGTTGCGTCCAAAACGCTGATGATATTCAGTTTGAGACCATCGCCCATCCCGGCACGGAAAGCTACTCGTTCAGCCTTTTCACCAAGGCAATGCGTACCGATTGGTATCAGCTTACCGATTTCATGTATCGTCTGTTCCCGCAGGAAGAGATGGATCACATCATGGCTACCAATGTCAACATCACCAAGAACGTCCATGAGGAGTTTTCTCGCTCACAATGGATCGGAGGTGCTGGTCACAAGTGGTGCCCCATCAGCGATGGTCAGAGCCTTCTCTCTTGCCAAGCGCAAGATGATCAGATGTTCATCGTTCAGCCCTTTGAGGGAACCAACGAGGGTAGCTTCAACATGGGCTATGTCTATGTTAAACTCCCTGCTTCCCAGCTTGGAAACATTGGTCTTCTCTCGCTTGATACGCTTGATGACATCCTCATCAACCTTCAGCGTGAAGATGATGCCTATCGTCTCGACGTAAGCGAGGCCGCTGGTCGCCCCCTCCTTGAGGTTATCGTTCCCGATAGCCGTGTCCTCCGTCAACTCTGGCAGTATGCCAAGCAGTCTGGTGGATGGTGGGAGAGCGTTAGCGATTTCGATGACAAGCAACTTCAATACTCCCTTGGTATTGATCGTGTTATCGGAAACTACGCTTTCTGCAACGACATCAACGGTGTCCGTCTGAAAGTTGATTGGGCTTATAATGCGGCCCTTTCGACCTTTAACGCCAACAATCCTGACACTTGGCCTCGTCTGGTTCGTGTCCTGCCTTATGTGCCTGTTACCACCGAGCTTGGTTGCAAGTATGTGCAGAATCCCGAATACAACAATGCCGACTTCGGTATCACCAACCCTTGGGTCAACAAGGCTATGATCAAGTGGATCAGCCCTTCCCAAAGCGGAATTGGTGAGGCTCAAGGCATGACCCAGAACTACGCTGGTGATTGGCAATGGAAGAACCCCGATTGGGAGTGCAACATCAAGCGTGACCAAGGTTTCTTCTGGAACCAGTTCCGTATGGGTATGCAGTTCCAAGATCCGACCCTGATGCATTCGATCCTTCACAGGCTCAACACAAGCCGTCTGATCATCCCTGCGCCTTGCACCCTATCCACGAACTACACGCCGCAATACACCCCTGATTGCTACGTCTGTTCCAGCGTTGTTAGCCAGCCTATCTAACCGATAAAACAATACTCCGATGAACCCATCTAATTATGCTCCGTCGGATGTCTTGAACGCTCCTGCCCTACTTTATGTGGGGCAGGGGCAACCCCTGACTCCGTATATTTTTTCGGTTACTGTTGGAACAACGGTAACAATTCCTACGAGTGCGTTGTCTTGGTCTATTAGTGCTAATGCTGGTGTTAATATTACAATCAACGGCGATTCACTTACTGGCGCATTGAGCCTTTCTGGTAGCGGCCCATTGTCTCGTACAATTGTGGTTACTTCCGTTTCTGGAACTGCTCACGTTATGTATCTACTCAACAATGTGGTTTATAACACCCCCGGCTACTACTAAAAACTAACAAAATATATTATGTCCGTCCCTAACCCTACTCCTAACAACCTAACTCTGGTTCGCTTCGGCCCTCTGTCCGTTGACTTCACTAGAACTGGTACTTACACCCTTGGGCAAATTGAACGAGATCAGCAGACGTTTATCCCGACTGCTTCGTTTGTCGTTTATCAAAACGCTCTTGGAACCAATGGAACGCAAGCAATTGTTGCAATTGACAATGGCACGACTGGAGAAAACATCTCCACCGCCACTCTCCCTGCAACCCCTGTTTCGACTAGCCCTAACGCAACTGGAAATCTGTCACAAACGGTTTTCACCCCTGCTACCAATGGCTATGTTCTTGGACAAGTTCCAGTATCCACCTCTATTCCTAGCAATGGAGCCGCCGCAACGCAAAGCGTCCGTGTGAATGTGACGCAAGCCGCTGTTCCTGCGCTTGCTACTACCTTCCGTGCTACGGCAAACAACATCTCGACCCTGACTGTGGCGAGTGTTCCTGCTTGGCTTGTTGCTGGTGCTAAAGTGAAGGTTCAGTCTGTTGGTAATGCCGCTTATAATGGTTTCGTCACCGTTATCTCGACTACTGCTACAACCTTCTCGTACTACAATCCTTCGATTGTTACCGAGGCTTCCACGGCTGATACCGCTGGTCGCATTGGCGCAATCGTCGGCGATGTGTACGTTGTCGGTTTCCTTCAGTAATTAAACTCAAAGGTGGCATGGAGGTTCTACCCCTCCATGTCACTTTTACTCAAATATTATGCCTGTTACTCCACTCAATTTTCCTTCATTTGTAGATACCACCGATAGCGAACAAAGGTGGCAGATTTATAATGCTATTGCTACTGGAGCAACTACAGGAACGCTTTCTAAAGCAACAACTGCTACTCGCAGTAATTTTTCTGCGGCTACTGACACAAGCATTGCCGCCGCAAGCACAAGCCGTGTTACGCTTTCTATTTTCAATGTCGGCCCTGCCGTCCTTTACATTGGACAGGGAAGCACGGCGGTTACGACAACAGATTTCACCTATCTCCTAAACGCAGGAGACACCTACATTGCCAATCCAAATGAGGTTGGACTTGAGCATCGTGGGATCTTTGCCGCCGCAGGAAGTGTAGCAGAAGTCACTATCGGAGCTTAACCTATGTCTATCGTTCGCCAGCCAGCCTATATTGCAAAGTCGCCAATTAGCATTGCTATTGGAGGGACGGCTTCTGTCCCGTTTCCTGTGACTCCAATTGTTCCAACGCAGGATTTTCAGTATAACAATGCATTGGCTGGAACTAGTTCTGGAAAATGGGTAAGTAGCATTAGCTATGCCAGTACAGGGCCAACTTCTTTTGAATTTTCGGATTTAGAAGGAGTTACTGGAAATTTCTTTAGCGGAACTCCAAATACCCTAACTAGCATATCTGCTCCAAATTTAATTTATGTTGGCGGCATTTTTATTGGTAATTCTGTCATAACATCTGTTAATGTGCCTAAATTGCAATTTTTAGGAGCAGCTAATGGCATTTTAGCAAACTTAACCTCTTTGAGTCTTCCATCTTTAATCGCTTCCGAAAGTTTGAATTTTCTTGCGACATCGCTAACTTCTCTTGATATATCAAAATTACAATATGCTGGAACTTTAAATTTTGCAACAAGTGGCATTACTTCTCTAAATTTATCTTCGCTTGTATATGCTGGAAGTTTTTCAATGAGTTTATTGAATTGCACGACTTTAACATTGCCACCGCTAGGTACATGGAAAGCACTTAATGGCAATTTAAGTTTATCTACTTGTGCATTTAATCAAGCATCAGTTAATAGTCTCCTTGCCGCCCTTGCCTACATGGACGGCAACAATGGAACGCTTCTTTTTGGAACTGGAAGAGCAGTAACCATTACTGGAACATCTTCCGCTCCTAGCAATCTTGGAGTTGTTACTGGCCTAAATGGATCTCAATTTGTCGGTGCAGGAGCTATTTGCACAGCAACCATTGCTAATCACGGATATGCTATTGGTGATGTGATAAGGGTTGCTGGAGTTGGCGCACCTCTGGGTAATGCTAATAGATATGCAGTCATCCTTTCTTCTGGATTCACGACTGGACAATTTCAATACACTATCACCTCCCAAACTGGAACTGGAACTGGGACTGGAACAGTATCAGTTACAAGGGCTGGGGCATCTGCCGCCGCACTTGTTAATCGTGGAGCAACTCTAACCACCAACTAAAATGGACAGGCTCATTTACAACGCCGAAACCAAAGAGATCATCACTCGCATTGAGAATAGCGAGGGAACTTCTACTGGCACTCCATTTGATATGTTTGAGGGAACTCCAGAAGAGGTTGACGCAAAGATTAAGGAACTAAGCTTAACCTCAAATGAACAATAATCCTGCTTCTAGTTCTGACGTAGGGCCGACTAGCGCAATCGTTTCGTTGGTCTCCCTTGTTATTAGTTTCTTTGACGCAACCCATGTTTGGCTACAAAACTTAACCTTGCTTGTTTCTCTATTGGCTGGCTTGATCGCAATTTATGCTGGCTTTAGGAAACTAATCAAATGAAGCATACGACTTTAGCGTTAGCCCTTACGACTTTAGCATTTAGCCTTACGACTTTAGGGTGTGCTTCCAAAGAAAAGGTGCAATATACTGCGCCATCAGTAGTTGGAGTAAAGACGAGCATTGAAAAGCTCAAGCCGCATATTACAAACTCCGCAGGAAATGCGGCGATTAAAGACGTAATCTCCGCAGTAAATACATACCAAGCGCAAGTTGATCAGCAATCCAAGGATCTTGCCAAGGCGCAAAACGATGCCGCTTACTGGCATGACAAGCAAATAAAAGCCCTTAAAGAGTTGTGGACTTGGCGTTTGATTGCACTTTCTGGCATTTTATGTGTAGTGGTCTATGTGGGGATCAAGACCGCATGGAAGTTTAGACCATGATTCCCAAACTGGTATCCCAAAGGCTTATTGTTTCCCTTATTGGGATTGCGCTTATCCAAGCATCGTGGCGTTGGGCCGTTGCTCATCTTTACACGCTACCAGAGATTGCCCTAGCTGGATTTGTTACGATTACCACCAACACCCTGTATGTCACAGGGGCTATTGTAATCTTCCTTGTGACTGGGCGAATGGTCTATGATTGGAAAATGGGAACGTCCCAAGTTCAGCAAATCCTTGGTAATGTTTCTCACGCTAAAGAAGAAATCTTTGAGAATTTGACCAGCAATGCCAAGGAAGATAGCTACAAATCGTGAAAACGCCTTCTAACAATACTTTGAAGCTCCTCATGGACTATGAGGTTGGTGGAGGGGAAAGCTATTACAACAAGTATTTGAGCCAATTTACATGGCCCGGAGGTGCGTCTGGCCCTACTATCGGAATAGGCATAGATTGCGCTTACTATTCTGCTACCGAACTAGCCAACATCTTTTCCTTTCTGCCTAAAAAACAAATTACTTTGATACAGGGTGCAACTGGAAAAACTGGATCATCTGGCAAGGAATATACTAAAACATTAAGGGAAGCAGGAATTGTTGTATCGTGGGATCAAGCCAAAGGAATCTTTGAAAAAACCACTTGGCCCAAATTTGCAAGCCTTGCAGAGAAAGCATTTCCTTCTTTAGATGAACTTTGCGATGATGCATATGGGGCTATTGTTTCCCTTGTATTTAATAGAGGATCTTCAATGGCGGGAGATAACAGATTGGAAATGAGGAACATAAGAGTTCTTGTTCCAAAGAAAGACTACAAGGGTATAGCTAATGAGATTAGGAAAATGAAAATACTATGGGAAGGCAAGGGCATGGATGGACTTTTAAAGCGTAGGGAAGCAGAAGCAAAGTTGGTAGAAAATTGTGAAAGCAAAACGCTTGTGTAAAATCATGAACATGATATAAATTAAATACTTATGCAATACCCTCAAGGACAAAATTGTTGCGATTCCAATTACCAGAATAATTGTTATACTGGTTGCGGCACTCAATACCCGATTGTGCCGGGGTCTAACCCTGCATTGAATTACTGGAATGGTCAGAACTTTGTTGTTGCTGATGGGTCTTCTACTAATCCGATTATTCTTCCGTTTTTTGAAATAAATGCTGGAACCCCAAGCTATATTCTTGGTGCAAACAATGCTGGAAAATTAGGTTATTATTCTGTTTCTACACAAGCAACAGGATATTTTAATATTCTTATTGTGGCAGGGGGTGGATCTGGAGGTGGAACTGGAGCAAATTATGGAGGTGGAGGTGGAGGTGGAGGCGTTCTTCAAATTACTATTCCATACATAGCAAATATTACTTATAGCGTTGGTATTGGGTCTGGAGGACTAGCAACAACTGCAATTGGACAAAATGGTAACAATTCTAATTTTGGAACATTTGTTGCAATTGGCGGTGGCGGAGGAGGCGTTGGAGGAAGTGCTGTTTTTAAGGATGGATTAAATGGAGGCTCTGGAGGTGGAGGTGGTGCAGTTCAAAATGCAACCGCTGGTTCTGGAGGGTTAGCTACATCGCAACAAGGAAATTTTGGAGGATCTGGAAGTGGTGCAAATAGTGTATATAATGGTGCTGGAGGAGGAGGGGGTGCTGGAGGAAGTGGTGCTAACGGAATAGCATCAATTGGAGGAGGAGGGGGTGCTGGAGGAATTGGTGTTGCCAGCACGATATACGATGGAACCATAAGATATTACGGTGGTGGTGGAGGTGGAACTAACCGAGTTGCTGTTGGGTCACCAACAAACGTACCACTTGGCGGCAATGGCGGTGGTGGAAATGGTCGTGTAAATACAAGCACTATAGCCCAATCTGGTACTGCTAATACTGGTGGAGGAGGTGGTGGAAATGATGGCACTTCTTTTGTTGCTGGCAATGGAGGAAGCGGAATTGTTATTGTTTCCTATAATTCACCAACACAAATTGCTACTGGAGGAACCGTTACTTCTTATTCAGTAAATGGCGCAACTTTTTGGGTGCATACTTTTACAACTTCTGGTAACTTTATTTCTTAACAATTAAAAATCATGTCTTGCTATAATAACAATGGATGGGGTGGATGCGGTTGCCAAGGAACTGTGCAATACGCTCCTTCTGCTTGTAATCCCAACTTCCCCACTACTTGCACCGCACTTGGTACAGGCACAATTCAGCGTGTAGTTGGCGAGGATTCTAGCTACTGCAAATATACCGTTCCTACTCTCGCTTCCAATAGCTTGTTGTTTTATAACGCTTCTACTGGTCTAATTAATTGGGCTAATGGCACTACGGCTAATCCTATTTTCCTTGGAAATGGCACAGGACAAGCTAGTGCATCATCTTCTTGCCAACTTCAAGCAACCACTCCTACTGGTCAACTTGTAACTTTCCAGCCTAGCGTTTCTACTAAAACACAATTTCCGATTGTTAGCCCAAGTGGAACTACAACAAATTGGGGAACTATTGATGATATTGTTCCTAATCAGGGTGTTGTTTATAAGAATGCCTCCAATGTGGTTGCACAAGCCCCTCTTGGAACCGCTGGTCAGATTTTAACAATGGTTGGAGGTGTTCCAACTTTTGCTAACGCTCCTGACCCTGCGGCATTTATTGATGCTCGTTCCGTAAATATTTCGTATGCTAGTGTAGCTTCCTTAAATGTTACTTTTGGTCAATTGGTTCTTACTAATGCCGCAGGAGATAGCGTTGCTATTAAGAACTCATTAACTTATACTCTTAATCTTAACAATAGCGGTCTTCCCAATACACTTGATGCACCTTCATTGATTGGAAGCACTTATTATTATGTGTTTGCCATTTATGATCCTACCGCTGGTATTCTTGCAACACTTGGATCGTTAAGCGCAACAAGTCCTACGCTTCCAACTGGATATACATATTTCCGTTTGATTGGTTTGTTTAGAACCAATTCAGCATCTCAAATTGATCCGTTTTATAATCAAAATGGTAGAATTGTAAATCTTGGACAAACTGCCAATGTTGTTGTTACCACTCAAGCAACACAAGCTACAAATAAATACTGGTCTGGTGCTATTACATATGTTCCATATCAATATGCTTGTAGGGCATTTTTAAGGTTTGCTCTTGTAGGAGCCGCAGGAACCCAAAATGCAAATATTATTATATCAAATGTAACTGCTGGATCTACTGGAGGAACGCAACCTCCTTTGGCACAAACATCTGAAGTTTATGCGGCTATAACTGTAAGCCCTGCATATACAACTCTTACAAATTCAACTTTTGGAACTGCTATTGCTGTAATACCAAATTCCTCTTTGAGCTATTATAATGTTTACACAACCGCAGTTCTTGGAACTGGAGATTCATTTACTCTGCAAATCTCTGGTTACGAATTGAGCTTTTTGTAATATGGCACAAGATGGGAGAGTATTCGATGGCTCAACGGACACAATTGCAATGGATGCCGAAACGCATCCTTCAATTCTTCCCGCTAATTTTGTTTCTTCGTGCGTAAATAGATCCTTTAGGCAAGGGATTAATTCTACTCGCCCTCCGTTTACTGAAATCCCTATTTCTGTAGCTTTTGGTCAAGATGCTTCTATTTTGACTGATTTTCAAACAGGAAATTTCCAAGGTGCTTGGCCCTATAAATCAATCAAACAAGAGTCTGCCGATGGCTTTGTAGTATCTGTTGCTGGTACAATCTACTTCCTTTCTATTGTAAATAATGTAGGGACGCTTTATAAGCTAATGGACGGCAATGATCCAACCATGATGCACACATGGTTTGTGCAAGCTGAAGATTGGATGTATATTCAAAATGGTTATCAAAACGCAATTGCATGGGATGGTAACATTTCTGGAAAACCTACTAATCTTCAAGCGCAGGGGAATGGTACAAATAAGATTACCCTTACTTGGACAAATAATGCCCCGGGTGCTGTTTCCAATGAAATTCAAATACAATATAATCAAGGCGTATTTGAGACAGTTGCAATAGAACCCTATTCAGAGACTTCTTATAGTTACAATACGTTAACTTCAACAACTGTTTATGCATACCAAGTTAGAAGTGTTTATCCAGATGGCACTTCAACTCCTTGGTCAAATATTGCCTCTACTACCTCTGGCAATCAAGTAATTACAACAGAGCAACCAAACTCTGTTTATAGGCTTAATCCATTTAAGCAAGAAATGCCAATTGGAACCATTATGGCATATGCATATGGACGAGTTGCTGTAAGTGATGCCAAAAACAATATTTATGTTTCCGATATTATTTACGGAAACGGATTTACCAATACTGCAAATACCCAAAACTTTACTGAACAAACCTATTGGGCTGAAGGTGGATCATTTACTCCCCCTGCAAGCCTTGGATTGATTACAGGGATGCGAGTAATGCCATCTTTAAATATCAATGTTCGTGGACAGGGTGAACTTGTTGTATTCTGTGAAAATGGTTCTTTCACCTTGGATCTTTCCCAAGAGAGAACAACTTGGCAAACAAACAACATTCAGAAGGTTTCACTTATTGGTAGAGGATGCCGTTCTCCTTGGAGTCTTTGCGGTGTAAACAACGATGTTTACTTTAGGTCTGATGATGGGTGGGCTTTCTATAACAA